ACTCCGTGCGCAGGGTGGCCGGCCGGATAATGGCGACGGGTTTATCAACCGGTACGCGCGGATGCAGGTCATTAAACTGCGGCAGGTCGAACAGCAGCGGGCCGCTGACGCCAAACTGACGCCGGAATGCCGGGATAATGCCACCACTGGCAAGGTCGTTCGGACCGTAGCCAATGCGCTTTATTACGCCGCCGCGCGGGGCCGGGTGATATGCGTACCGGGTGCGGAGCTCGTTTTTTTCCTGTGTGCGGAGATGTGTTCCGCTGCGCACGCACTTTATACCGAGGCCCCGATACAGCTCCGGCCAGCAGGTGCGGACGTAAGCGCCGGGAAAATGTCGCAGGAACGGGCGCTGGTAGATGGAATCGCCCAGCCCATACATTCCCTGAAAATAATACTGCGTCATAAAACCTCTTCGGGTGCCGCGCGAGGGAACCGGGTCAGCGACGTGTGGCGCGAACAGTTGATGATGCTGACAGATGGCAGACTGTCGGCCAGACGCTGAAATTCACTTTGCCAGCGCCGGATGCTTTCGCTGTCTGGATTCTTCAGACCGTCCGGGTGTTCACCGTGCCAGTGGGTGCCGTTTGCCAGCGAGCAGTCGTAGCCCAGCAGAATGATCCGCTCAGCACCGAGATGTGCCGCCAGCTGCATGGCACGCTGGCCAGAGTTGAAGGAGTCGTTATCGGGCGGCCGGAACAGGTTCACGCCGTAGCGCAGGTGCGCCCGGCCGCTTACCGTCCAGCACTGAGCCCGGGTCTTCAGCGTGCTGTGATATTTGTCCCACCAGCTGCAGTCGGCGGCAAAAAGATGATCGCAATCCGGAGCGAGGCTGATGCAGGAGTTAACGACGATGACAGGATGTCCGGATGCTGTCGCCAGGCGGCAGTCACCGGCGGTCAGCGACGGGCCACTGGCAATGCAGATAAATGTTGTTATTTCAGACATTCTGTACGCACGTACTCCTGCAGATATTTCAGCTTTTCCTGGTCACGGATGATGCCGGCGCGGATGTCGAGAACGTTTCGTCGAGAATCTGCAGCGAGTTCGACGGCGGCTCCATTGACCAGGCCGCTGGCTGCTGTGGTTGTGCCGGTACCGGACACGGGACATTTTGCGTGGACATACATCCGGCGAGTACCAGCGGCAAGCTGGCGACGCATAGCATCATTTTCAGATTCGGCAGCACTGAGCGCCTCCGTGTGGGTTTTGTCGAGCTCGGCCAGCAGGTGCTGGCGCTGGTTCATGGTGGTGATGGTGGCGGCCTGCTGTCTGGCTACCCGCTGAGACTGCTGTGCGGTGGTGCGCCAGGCGATGGCTTTATCGTGGTAATGATCGGCCGCCCATCCGAGTGACAGAACAATGGTCATCATCGCGGCGATGAGATATTTCATCATTCATCCAGCCCCTTCAGGCAAAGCGCCTTTTCTTGATCCCTGCGATGAACGAGCCCGGGCAGTAACTTTCCGCCGCCATAAACCCAGCGCGGGAACTGATCACAGGCCTGCCTTATCTCACTCTGACGCAGCAGCGCGAAAAGTGTGGATTTCTTCATTGCTGCGCAGCCGGCATTGAACGTGATGGAGGTGACGGCGGAGAAGGTGTCGTCGCTCAGGGATTTACCGTCTGCGTACTGATTAACGCATTCCTCAGCTGCCTGGATATTTTTTTCCCAATCCTGTGCTATCTGCTGGTCGGTTTTTCGTGTGCCCGGCTTCACGCCGTGCGTGTTGCCAATCCCGTCGGTGATGATGCCTGCCGGGCAGGTGTAAGGGTCGCGACGGCAGCCCTCAGCATTGCCGATAAGCTCCAGCCCGGCCCGGTTCGTGCGCACCAGGTCATGAGACAGTATGATATTAATGATGAGCGTGACCGAACAGGCAGCGGCGGCAACGGCAACGCGACCTTTTGATACTCTGGCCATATCATTTCCCCGGCATGTCGTCCGGCGATACAGCACCCTGATGTGAATCCAGCCAGGCACGGTAAGCCCGGGCGTTAGCCCGCTTGAAGTAGGCATCAACGACCATGGTGATGAGCGCGATGACCGCACCTGCCAGAACGCCGATGGCGCTCCACTGCTCAGGCGTCAGGTAGTTCAGCAGGCCAATAAAGAATGAACCCGCCGCAACGCCGTAAGATGCGGAAGTGGTAACGTGATGAGCGTGCACATTTTTTCCTTAACGTCTGCGTCCGTAATAGCCTCGGGTTGAACGGTAGGTCGTCACCGTGCGAGAGCGGGAATAGCGCGGTGCTAAATATCGCGGTGTGCTGTAGTGATGCACGACCGTAGTGTGATGGTTGTAACCGCTACCACCACTCATCAGATGCCCCATCATCAGGCCTGAGAAAAATCCACCGTTGTCGCTGTCATGCACCACGACAGGAGCAGGATTCTGAACCACTACCGGCGGCTGAACAGGCGGTGCATCTGCAACCGAAACAGGCGAATCATCATGACTGCAGGCGTGCAGAAGCAGCAGGCACACAGCTGCTGCGCCCGCCAGATACAGATATTTTTTATTCATGGCATTTACCGGTTGGAAAAGAAAAAAGCCACGCGCCAGCCGTGCGCAGGGTGCGCGGTAAGTTGCTGATCGTGGCTTGGGTTATAAATCAACTGGCTATTTTGAATCTGTCTCAAGAAAGCGCCGGCGGTTTTCAGCGATAATCAGCGCCATGGCGAGTCCTTTTACAGCAGTATCCCAGCCCTGACGCCCTTGCGTCAGAGAGAATTTTTTCTCTATTGCAGCAAGAGAATCCACTGCAGAATCAGTTATGCAGCCTTCATAATCACTGACCAGTTCAGATAAGGAATTTGACATGTTCACCCTCAGACAAACTTGCCCTCACTGCGCACGCGAGGTCAATTTTCGTTTATACAGTATTAGTGAATACAGGCACCGTCAGCCTGCACCGGCAGGGGCCGTGAATAGCGGGCCATCTGTACAGGTGCGGTCTTACTCTCAGGACACCCCGGTTGAAGCATTTGGTGTTTCGACCTGTCCGGAATGCGAGTCGCCTATTCTGGTGAGATTTTCGTGTGGGTACGGCCAGCTCCAGCTTTGTAAAACCTCCGGCACCCAGAGTGAATGGCGTTATAACGGCGAGCCACCCAAAGTCATCGATTCTTTTCCTAAGCCACAGATGCCAGATAGCTCCCCCTGGTACCCGGATGAAATAAGAGAAATCTTCATCGAGCTGCAGGAAGATGTTCAGCGTGATCGCAGTCCAGCCCGCATCATCGTTGGATGTCGTAGCGTTATGGAGGTGGCATTAAGGAAGCTGGGATATGAAAAAGGAAACCTGCTGTCCCGAATTGAGATGGCCAGAAACGACGGCATTCTCACTGAGTCCATGAAAGACTGGGCGCACCGCGTCCGCATAAATGGTAACGAAGCGGTCCATGAACTGAGCGCGACACATGAACAAGCGAAGGAGCTTGTTGCTTTCATCAGGTTATTTCTGGAGATCGCATTTGTGCTGCCGAGGCGTGTAGACAGTGAAATGCATAAAACTGATCCTGTAGCCTGATAACTGTCCTTACGCTCTGCCATCTGAGCTAAACCGGCGAATTTTGGGTACAAAAAAGGCCTGCCGAAGCAGACCTGGCTGTGTCTGATAAGTATTTGCTCATTAGCAAAAGGATGACAACCGTTAGCTCCAGTTAAGTCTGGTACTACATTTACGACGTAAGAACCCTGAATCAGAACAATAAATTATCTTATAAATACTTATTTCAGGTCCTGAAATAATTAATTTCATACCCCTGAAGGGGTACTATTTTTAACGGATTTCCCTGGTGTTGGCCATACTGGCTACCCCGCCTCACCATTCGCTAACGACTTATGAGGCGGGGATTTTTTTGCCTCAGAAATACTATCACCGGCCGCCTGCGCCCTGATAATCGTTTATACAGATCGTTTTGGAGCAATTGATCGTTATGGACGATCAATCGATTAGCCGCCTAACTATTTATAATCATGTTGCACAGGGCATAAAAAAGGCCCACCGTAAGGTGAGCCTTAGCTGCCTAAATTGTGACTAGTAAGTTGCTGCGAGCCGGGTGCCTCCCGGTGAGTCAGAAAAGCCAGAATCTGGCCCGCCCGTTGTTCCTTCAGAAAACTCTGGCTTAGCCCCGTCGCATAGAGGGATTCATCGCAGCAGGTTTTTTATACCGCTTGCCATGTCAACTTAGTGTCAATAAAAGTAATTTTGAAGAATTGAATGGACCGCCGTCAGGGATTTTAACCCCGTCCCCTGCATCAAAAAGCCAGTGCTCTGTCCAGTAAGCTAACGGCGGATTAAGCCATTCAGTTTAGCAGTAAATAAGCGCTGCGGTGCCGGGTGCCTCCCGGTGGATCAGCAGCAACATAACCTGATCCGCCCTACAAGGACTTTCATGCTGAACAAATGAAAATTAAGGGCCCCGCCGCACAGGGGGATTCACCGCAGCGGTGTAATATTAGCGCCACGTAGCTCAACTCATCGTCAACGCTTATACATTGTGTGCTGAGTATGATTCAGGCTGGTGTCGGGTAAGTGCTCAATCGGTTCTGCCGAAGCCGGGAAGGCTTCACATATGTCGTCAGCCACAGACAGAACAGTTTCAACCATGGATGAACTGATTTTTAAGCCGGGGTGCTGCCTGAGGATTTCTACAAATACAGCGCCGGTGAGTAAACCTTTGTCGAGCTTCAGAGTCATGCCAGTTTTTCCCGCTTCGGTAGGAATAACTGGTATAGCACATTGTGAACAAAAACAGCGCAATGCAAACATTTATTAACAAATAGCACGCATTCACCGCAGAGAAGCGCACTCTCATATATCCCATGCCTTCCGGGCGTACCCGCTGGCTCCGGCGTCAGGGAATGCGCTTTTATGTGGTGCAGAAACACAAAAACCCGCACGACGGCGGGTTCTTAATATCGTTGAGTGGCGCATGAGTACAGAACCGCCACTATTTAGCCAGAATACGCCAGTTTTATGCAAAGTCAATTATTTTGTTGCCTGCCGGAATATTGCATCTGCATGGCTCTCTTCAATCTCACACTTCGCCACCAGCTTCTCAAAGAACGGCTTCCAGTTCCGTGACCATGACGACTGAGTGAGGTCCGGCACCAGCACGTTGATAGCCCTGAATGCAGTACTGGAAGGCATTCGGCGATATCCACGGCGTGAACAGCGCTCACAATCCTTGTCTACTGGCGCACCTGCGCGCTTTGATGCTTCCAGATCCCGTACCCGGCCCGTTCCGTTACACCGGCAGCGTGCAGACTCCCACCCCTTCCCATCACAGTGACTGCATTTTTCTCTGACCAGTTCAGATTCAATGCGTGGCGGTATTTTTTCTTCACCATCTACAGCACTGATATAACCCGGATACTTAACAACATCGCGCATAACTTCCCGGAATCCGGTCCCTTTACAGTGCCGGCATGGTGCTGTCGTTGAGGCTGAGCGTGAATATTCATCGAATGCCAGCTTTGACAGTATGACCAAGCAGCGACCAAGATTTGCACCCGCCGCTTTCCGGAGAAGCTTTGGTGCATTCCGACGGGCATACTGCAGGAGCTGCTCAACGGTACGGAAGGTCTCTTCGTTGCTGCCCGTCGATTTAGCCAGAACAGCAGAAATCCCAAACGGTGCTTTAGACTGGCAGAATCCGATGGCACCCATCAGGTCTGTGCCGGTCAGTGATTCGCTTCCGGTTGCGCGTGAAGAGTCGGTGAAGCTCTGGCTTTTCGGATTGAAATACTTCAGTGCTGATTCCAGTTTCATGCGCACCTCGTTACGTTGTTCATTTCCCAGTCCGCATCAATATCGCTTTGCGGTTTGGCGGCAAGATAGTTGAATGCTGACTTCCCGTTTTCCAGAAACTGGTGTGAGCGGGGATCGAAGGTGGTGCCTATATCGCCAATCCATCCCTCACCTTCACGTTGCTTGAGCAGACGAATAATCGACGGTGGCATATCCAGGGCGCGTTTCTCCCTCTCATCCAAACCCTGCGGCCCCTGCTTATCAAGCTTGCGCTGCGCCATTTCACGCGGGATGTTGCGCCAGACCGACATTACGTTATCGGGCATATCGGTCAGAGCACCGGTGCCTTTGACGTCCATTTTGCCAGTGGGTACCGACTCGTCGGTTTTACGGGCGTGTGTAACCAGAATGACATGGCAGTTATGCTCGTTCTTGAAGTCACACAGGGCATCAATAAATGCCTTCTGCCCGGAGGCATCTTCTTCATCAAAGCCACACTTTGCCAGGTTATCGATGATGAACAGCTCGATGCCATACCGCCTGCGGGCATAAGCAAAGATTTCAAGGAGGCGGTCGGCTTTGGCTGTACCGGTAAGCTTGAATACCCAGAGGTTCTCGCTGAACCAGGCATTACAGAGCGTAATCTCTTGTGGTGTTGGCGTTGCCGTACAGATGGCCTGCCGTGTCAGGCGAGCCAGCATCTTACCCGGCTTGAGCTCCAGAGAAGCGATGCAGGCGCGCGTGTTCTGTGCCATGGCTTCAATGGCGATATGGCCCACCAGCTCCGTTTTACCGTGCCCGTTGACGCCATTCACCAGCGTCAGCTCCGAAGCGCGAAATTTAAAATTGTAATTCAGCGAGGTCCAGGGTGTTGTAAAAAGCCCGGCATCACGGTGTTCGAAGGCGTCGATGGTTTCCTGCAGCAGATCGGATGCCGAGCAGAGCTCACTGGGGTCGAAGTAGGTTGATCGCTCCAGATAGCCAAAAATATCATCATCGCTGACGCCTTTTGTGAGGCACTCGTTGATGTCTTTGTACGGAAGCTCAACCAGGCGACAGCGGTGCTCCCCCAAGCGGCGGGCAATATCTCTGGCTGCTTCCCGCCCGACATCGTCGTTGTCGAGGCTGAGCAGAATTTCATCGAAACGGTCGAGATTATGATATTCGTACTCAATCCACTGCTGTTTAGCCCCCTTTCCGCCACCGAACGGAACCGACAGGGCCGGGTAACCCAGCTGCGCATAGCTCATGCAGTCAATCTCACCCTCGCAGAGGATGAGCAGCCGCTGTTTCGGGTCCAGAGCCTGCCAACCGAACAGGCAGGGCTCGCAGTTGGCTTCGGCCATGATCACTTTTTTTCCGCCCGGCCGTTCGGTGCTGATGCGCTTGACCTGCAGCAGCTCGCCATTGCGGATATACGGAAATGCCAGTGCAGGAAGCTCGCGCTTTTCGTCGCCATACCAGACTACGGCATCGCTGATCCTGAATCGCTCAGCGGTCTGCTGAGTAATACCGCGTGAGGCCAGGTACTCATAGCACTGCGACGCTTTTTTCACACCCTGCTTTTTGGGACGGGCAAAGGTCTGTTTTTTGGCGGTGAAATGATGATCGTCATCCTTCAGCCCGAGAAATTCTTTCGCTTCCCGCATAGCTTCGTGCAGACCGCAGTTGCGCACCAGCACCCATAAATCCAGCAGGTCACCACTGTCGCCGCTGGCGAAGTCAGCCCAGGTCTTTTTACCCGCCAGGTTAATTTTGAGGCTCTTGCCTTCCTCGCCGCTGACGCTGCCCACACACCACTCGTTAGCCTCCCTGTGGCCGTTTGGCAGCAGGTATTTCGCCACCCGGTCGGCGCTATTCCAGAGTTTTTCTGAGAGTTCAGCCGGTGTCATAATTCACACGCTCCGCAAATCAAATTTATCAAAACACCACATCACAAAATCCATTCCCAGCCACCCATGGTTGTATCCGGCCACCAGGGCACGCTTAAGTCGCTGTCGCATGTCACAGCCTCCGCCCGCCACTGTCGGAACGCAGGGCATCGAAGTTCAGGAAAACTTCGGAACTCTCGGTGTCCTGGTAGGCGTAGGGCCGGTTGGCTCCTCCGGCCCCCCGTTGTGTCTGAGTCTGCTCAGTTCTGAGTTCATCGTTCCAGCGCTCGCCGTTCAGGTACGAGGTCGGCAGCATGCGGTCTATCCCCAGCTGCTGAACGGCCAGGCGGGACTTGATATCCTGCGCCAGCATCGACGCAAACTCGCCCGGCGTCCCCTTCGACACCGCACGCCACGCCCTGAACTTCGTGCCAAAGGCCGTTCTGGCCTTCACCTTGGCGTCCTTGCGGAGCCCTGCACCCCAGAAAATATTCTCGAAGGCCTCAGAGACCGGATCGGGTTTGTCCGGATGCATGCCGTCATCCGACGCAGGCTCCAGTTCGGCTTGTGCAGGCAAATCGTCGAAATCCGGATCACCGCCAGTCCGATCCGAATCGGACACAGTGTTTTTATTCCCTTCCTTCTCCCTTCCCTTCCCTTCCTTTCCGTCAGTGAGTCCGATATGAGTACTCACTGAGTGCTCACGGAGTGATTCATCAGTACTCATTGAGTCGGTATGCTCAGTCGGGCATCCATTCAGTGAGCAGCCACCATCCAGCCCGGACTCTTTCACTGAGTCGTCATTAAGCACTCCCGGAGCAGGTATGGTTGTGGCAGACGGGCGGTTTATCTTCTGATGTTTCGAAAAGCCTTCGATGTGGATATAGTCAACACCATTCACTGAGTACTCACGGAGTAATCCGACACATGACAGTTCTTTTATCAGCGGTTCACAGTCGATCATGTCCGCCGGGAAAATCTGCATCTTGATACGTTTTGGGGAGCGAACCAGGTTTCCTTTATCGTCTGCAAAATTAAACATACCGATGAACATCAGTCGCGCCTCAAAAGAGCACTCAACGACCTTTTCATCTGTCCAGAATTCAGGCTTTATGGTTCTGATGCGGGCCATCATCAACCCTCTTAAAAAACTGTTGGAATTGCCAGACCGGGCGCATACACTCATGCTCGTATCCGGCGCGTAAGAAAATTACCTGTGACTTTTCCCGGTCATACCCCGTGACGTGCACCACCACGCCACGGGGATCGCGGTAATGCCTGTCAAGTACCTGAATGACATTCTCAGATGTGCTCACAGCAGACTCCCCTGGCGCGAACGTGCTGCTTTACGGCGTCCACCGCTGCACGAACGGAACCGCACCCACTGACGGGCCTCATGAAGCAGATCGTCGAACATGCGGCCCTTACGGCTTGCCTGAGAGCAGCGGCGGTAGTAAGACAACGCAGCCTCTGCCCCCCCCCCCCCTGGCATCTTCTGCCGCCACGCCTTCAGCCAGCAGCGTGCTGATGATGTTTTTGCGGATGAAGTCATGCGGATGCATGGTTACTCACCCCATTTCAGGATCTGGAAAATCCCCATTTTTGGATGCCACCAGCGAGTGCCGCGGCATTCCGCCTCGGACATCATCTGACGAAGCGCAGCCATGAAAGACGCGTGATTGACGATGCCGCGACTGCCGAGCAGGCCATCGGGCGTCAGGAACTTATGGGTATCGGTGGGAACGTTAAAGGCGCTGGCCAGCGTTTTACACTTCAGCGGCGACATGCCGAACTTCGTTTTCAGCTCTGAAAAGCCAATCCAGCCAGCCGGAACGGTGCCGCGCTTGATGCTCTCAACGGTTTCAGCAACGGACTCGATCTTTTCCTCGACGTGCGAGATGCGCTTTTGCTGACGAACGGCATCGGCGGCCATCGCAGCGATCATCTCCATTTCGGAGAGCGGCTGACGGCTGACAACCTCTTCCAGCTCACGCCAGCGATCAACCAGGCGAGCAGTAAATTCAGGACTCAGTTGGGCAACGACGACAATACTGTCTCGCTTGCCTTCTTCGCCCTCAAAATTGTAAACCTCGCCTTTAACTGCGTGACCTAAGTTATTGATTCTTTCGACAAACGCCGTTGGCGGTAGTCGGATAGTGCAGCGTTCGGCCAGACGTTCGATACTGCGCTTCACATCGCTATGACGGCTCCCCACAAGCTCGGCAATATCCAGGCTGGTCATCGATGGTTTATTGGTGATCAGGTTATTCATGGTTTGTTCCTCAAAATTGGTTTAGCCACCAGCACATACACGTCATCTACCGGGTCATAGCGAATGCCATCCGGCAGCAGCGGTTTGAAGTAGCGCGGATCCAGCCGATAACGTCTGTCGATGGCTGAACGACCGATAATTTTTCGTGACATGTCACACACTCCTGTACAGCCAGAAAAGCGTGATAGCGTCCAGTACAATGCAGACCAGCAGCATGGCGTTGAAGATTCGATCGGGGGTGGGCTTCATGGTTGAGCCTCCGTCACATCAGAAGGCTGGATATGTTTATTTTTGCGGGGATTGGCACGGTACAGCGACAGGTCGCACTTGAGCGCACCGTTGGTGATCTTCTCGAGTTCGAGGGCGGCACCTTTGGGGATAATGCCACCCCATTGACATACAGCGCTGTGTGAAACGCCAAGAAGTGTAGCAATTTTCTTTACTGCCCCGCGCGAACCATAAAAACGAAGAACATCTATCTTATGCATAACGCCTCCAAATAAGTTTTCTTACCTCATTAAATCAGATATCTTACTTACCTTCAATGTAAGATAGCTTATCTTTAAACACTAAATGAGGATGACTATGAAAATCACACGTGGAATAGGAGAAAGAATCAGATTGAGAAGGCGGGAGTTGGGTTTGACTCAAAAAGAAATAGCACAACACCTTGGCAGGTCTGCGTCAGCAGTAACCCAGTGGGAAAGCGGGGCAACATACCCTAACGGGCAAAATCTAGTGAAGCTTGCTGAAATCTTAAAGACTGATGCGCAATGGATACTTAGCGGAGATTACCAAGACAATAAGTGGGGCATTGATTACGACGACTGGTCCACAGCAGGCGCCATACCAACTCCTATATTCACATGGGAAGAGGCCGGGGAAACAAAAGATAAGTTTGATGCGCTAACAACAAGCCAGAAACACACTCATATCCTAACAACGACAGGCGGCGACTATGAATATGTTTTAAAAGCAAAAAAAGAGCATATTCCTCACAAGTTCGAAAGTATGTTTCCCGACGATTGCAGCTTGGTCATCGATTGTTCACAGACAGGGAAATCGGATATTAAAAATGGAAAATTTGTTTTAGTTAAGGCTAACAAGCCAGAATCTATCCCTGTGATCAGAAGGGTTATCGATGATGGAATGGCGCTTTTTTTAGAAGCGCCATCTGATGGATTGGCTGCTTATAAATTAGATGATTCGTGGATTGTATTAGGCATTGTTAGACAGATAATAATAGATTTGTAAGATCACTTACTTCAAGTTTGACACGCAATGTAAGTTCTCTAATACTAGGCCTCAGATTACTAAACCTGAGGTCTATAAGTATGAACATATCAGCTTCTAAAGCTTCTCGGTTTGCCATTTCAGCGAGCAGCAGTCTCATTGATCCCGCAGCGAAGTTAATTACCATGCTCCAAGCAATTGAAGGATTTTCATGCAGAATTCTCAATGAATCGGACCGAAGTGAATGCAAAGCGGAAAAAATAGCTTTGTATGCTGGTAACATACTGGATCTAGTTGAGCTGTGTATTTATGTTTCGAATATTGCAACCTCCCCATCCGCGCAAGAATCCTCAAACTTCAACGAAAAAAATACGCCTGCAGCGTCTTCATCTTCAACACCCCTTGGCCCGCTCTACTACCCAACCGCCGAAACCATTGGCACCCGCATCAAATCCATGCGCATGCTGCGTGAGTTCGGCTGGTCTGATTTAGCCGGCAGCGTTGACGTTACCCGTTCCTGCATCGAAGCCTGGGAGGAAAACACCACCATTCCAGCCAGCGACAAAATCATCCCCCTGGCTAATGCCCTGAACTGCGATCCGATGTGGCTGCTTACTGGTGATAAGGCAGATGCCCAGAGGACACCAGAATGACACAAGTAACGCTAAAAACCGGAGAATATGAGTTTGGTGAGATTCATCTTGAGTCCGAACTATCCCCCACAGGACCATACGAGGAGGTCATAATGCATAGTCGATTTGTGATTCGCCTTATGCCTGCTGGTGGCGTATTTGGAGTGCCAGCGGGATGGCCCGAACCGGAAAACATATTGTTCTTTTTTGATGACTTTGAGGATGCCAGCAATTTATTCACTGGCCTTCAGATTAGTTCCAGTTATTCGGATGACGAGGAAGCGCATGGATAAGCTTAATGACATGACCGTAATCCTTCTTGAAAGTTCTGACTTTGTGGGGCCGGGAATTTTACACGAAGACGTTCAGCGTGAAGTTGATATGGCACATATCGTGATCAATGGAAATAAGCTCATTAAAAATCGTATGGGCATTATTTCGGATGAACCCGCCACCTTCCAGGCGGCCCGGCAGAATACCGGAGGTGCGAAGTGAACAACATCGGATCTGCCTTTAAAGGTATTGACCTTGCGTCTGACTCATTCGCCATAAATATTGCCTGCCTGCTGGGTGCGGTCAGGGTATTGCAGATGTCGGATGACGACGAATTAAAAATGATGGGCAGTAATGTAATAGATATTGCCCATGACTACGCTAATGCTGCCGCATGCACTGAGAGCGGAGACGTAAAATGAGCAACCATGAAGACAGTATTTTAATCGAACGGGCTTTATCAACCACCAGGGCACTTATTAATTCTCGTGAGCAACTTACCGATAATGACGTGGAAAGCCTTTTATTCCAGATTCAGTCATTGCTGCTTAGCGTAAACATCGATGATAACCTCACCAGTAATATTGCTTCTGAAAAGAGGACCGGCAATACAGATCTTAGTGACGAAATTTTTGATGTCACTCTACTGGCCGGAAAAATAAAACACACTACGCAAATATATCTCCAGGGGTGTTTTGGCCCTGATGACGCAGACAACATCCAGTGCGTAATGACAGCTGTAATATCAGACTTCGCCAATGAGTTATTTAAAAGACTGAAAAAAATAGAAAACATATTCTGCTGATTACTCACTAGATAGAAGTAAATTACAGCGCCTGCGCTGGGGATAACTGCACCCGAAATTTTTTGAGGATGAAATGAAAACTTCGATCATTAATACGCAAAATTATCGCAAAGCCGTTCTGCTGCATAAGTGCGGCTATGACGTCCTGGCCAATCTGTTCCTGCGCGCAGCTTATGGAGTCGCGGTATGAGCACTGAATTTAAATCTGAACGCGCGGCAGAGTGTGCCGAACAGCTCAACGTGCTGCTGTTAATCATTTATGAAAATGAATCTGAAGGGATTCATAAAAACAGCCCGTTGATAGGGAATGCTCTTAACCTCAGCGCATATATTCACAATTTTTTTCGTGAGCAGGAACTGGATAAGACCAGAGATCGCCTTTGCGGGCTGGGGGGGGGTAATCATGGTTAAAGATCTGCACAGCTGCGCTTCACAGGCGGAAAAACTCAGCGCCCTGCTTCTGTTAATAAGCGAAACAAAAGACTGGCCGGACGAGGATCAACTGTGTGCGCTTCATTATCTCGCACTCGATTTATCCTGCGGCATTTCATCATGGTTAATCGCTGAAGGTGAGAAAAAGAAATGAGTAACTTAGTTGAACGTAACCGGACCCGTCTGGTGAATATCTACCTTGCGAACCTTATTAATAAAACAGGGGTAATGATGACGCCTGTTAAGTTGCCGGGCGGCAAAATCACAACCGTCGAACTTGACGCCGATATTGTGAGCAAGGCCCTGGTTAAATTATTTGAGTCCGCAGTTCGTAAAGTTTATTCCGGCGAGGCCGCTGACCGTGAAATAGCCGAAACCTACGGTGACTGCATAAAGATTAAATCCGGAAAACTTTCTGACATCGGAAAAGGTTTTATGAATTCGCTTATCAGCAACCTTGCTGAACAGGCTTTTGCAGAAAAGGAACAGCAGTGATGAGCGCGATTAATTTCGAAGACGCAACGCTGACGGCAAAGCTGCACGTCGCACCTGACTTTACCGGCCGTGTAATTGCTTATTTCGAGAAAGGTGAGCTGAAAGCGGATATGCGCCTGCGCAAAGATGAACTCACCGCAACGCTCGATGGCTTTCTGGAATTCGCTAAGTCGGAAGGATGGACGGTCTGCCCCCCCCCCATCCTCCACTGGATTAGAGGGCTGATGGCATGTCACTGACAGCGTTTAAAGCCCCTGAATGGGTATTAGCACAGGCAGCCAGAAAACTCACTCAGTACCGCCGGGGCCGCCTGTTTGCCCGCCGGACTTACCGCAGAGGCTATCTCAGTCTGGCAGTTAATCCGCGCTGGCGTCTGCTGTCGCGGAACGGCGGCAGAGACTGGCAGCTCATGAGTCATTCAACCTATAACGCGGAGATTGAGAAGTGAAAGATAAACCCACCACCAGCGCAACCGAGCTGGCATTCCAGAAATACCCGACACCGGTCGGCGTGCTCTATGTGGCCATGCGCCACGGACGCATGAAGCGCTGCTTCAGCCGGGATACTGCCCTTCGCTATCTGGCTTTCTTTATGACGACCCGTGCCTTCGCTCGTTCACGGTTTCCTCAGCGCCATCCGGACACGCTGGTGGACCATCCGGTGCACGGCCAGGCATGGCAGCGTGGGGACGTCACAAACGAGTATCACCGGGCCCACCAGCGCACACTTCGCCGCCTGCGCCGGATCCTCGTCCGCCGCCGGCAGATTGAGGCGTGGCAGAAAAATTACGATATGGCCACACAGCAGATCGCGCAGCTGCTCAGCGAAAAACCTTACTGAGGTGCCCATGAAAACCTATCTGCAAATCGTCGTTGCGCTGGTTATTGCTGCGGGCGTGTACGGCCTGATCGTGCCGTTCCTTGTATCGGCGAAAGAGACATTAACCGTTCTGTCCGGACTGGCACTGGCGATCCTGACCCCGCCATGCCTCTGCATCATTCTGAAGGGTCTGAAAGTTACTAAGGATAAAAAATGAAGAAGTTAATTTTTGCTGCACTGATGGCCGTTGCCGTGTTGTGTGTCGCGGGCTGCGATCGCGTAGAGCCTGGCAATGTGGGCATCAAGGTCAACAAGCTGGGTGATGACAAAGGTGTAGGTGAAGTGGTGGGCGTTGGCCGCTACTGGACCGGCTGGAACACCGAGATCTACATCTTCCCGACCTTTAAGCAGATGAAGACCTACGAAGATGCGTTTAACTTCCAGATGAGCGACGGCACCACCATCGGCTACCACATCGGCGTGGCCTACCGTGTGGATCCCACCAAGGTTACCACGGTGTTCCAGACCTACCGCAAAGGCGTCGATGACATCACCGACACTGACCTGCGCCAGAAAATTGCCGACAGCCTGAACCGTCTGGCCAGCCGGATGAGCACGGATAAGTTCATTGATGGCGGCAAAGCCGATTTGCTCACCGCCGCGCTGTCTGAGATTCAGCAGGAGATGGGTCCGATCGGTATCCAGGTAATCAGCCTGTCCTGGGTCGGTAAACCGGAGTACCCGCCAACGGTGATCGCCAGCATCAATGCCAAAGTGACGGCCAACCAGAAAACGCTGCAGCGCGAGCAGGAAGTAAAGCAGCGCGAGGCTGAGGCCAACATGCTCCGGGCGGAAGCCGACGGGCAGGCAGACGCAAAAATGAAGCTGGCCAGAGCAGAGGCTGAGTCTATCAAAATCCGTGGTGATGCCCTGCGCCAGAATCCGGAGGTTATGCAGCTGGAAGCCATCAACAAATGGAACGGCACCCTGCCCCAGTATATGACCAGCGGCACCAGCACGCCGTTTATCCAGGTTAAGTAATCACTTTCGATTGCCCGGCGAGAGTCGGGCTTCAGAAAAGGAATCGAATCAGATGAATAAGCTACTCGACATCGCGCTGATGGCATTCGTTGGTCTGCTGGTTGCAGGGCTGGGCTCCTGCGTTCTGATGATAGTTGCATTAATCATCAAGGCACTCTGGAGGGCGCTGGCGTCATGA